CTGTATAATTTATTAATTTATCATTTAACACAGTTTTATATTGAAGTGACTTGGAAGTAGGTATTACTGCTAAAGTTTTATCTTCATATCTTATATATACGTTTTCGCTGTAAAACAATTCTTCTATGGTTTGATTCATATCTTCTTTTATAAAACCTGTGTTTAGTGTTAAAGACGTTTGAGCATTAACATTCATTCTACTTTTTTGATTGTCGTAAGTGTTGTAGTTAGATGATGCGTTAGTGACAATGTTTCTTTTAAATAATTCATCTGTTACATTACTTACTTCACTTGATTTTTTAAACGCAAACATATTTTCAAAAACACCAAACTTATTTACAAAGGTAATTTTATATGGTGTAAACTTTGGTTCACATATATTAGTAACTGTAATTGTTTTTTTTAAAGTTGAATCATCTGTATCATAAACTAAAATAGTAGAACTATTAGCAGGTATTGTAATATATTGTACTTTTTGGTTTGTGTTTCCACTATCTGTTATTTGTGTTGTATTGGAATCAATTATAACCTTTCCAACACCTTCTGCAAATATTGGAAAATTACCTGCTGTGTTTTCTGGTAAATAAATATTATCTGCACTTATTAAAGCATTTCTTGATAGTTCAGGGTTAGCACCTTCTTCAAAATATCCATACCCATCTAAAGCAATATAAGTAGATGTTATTGGGTTTGTTTGAAAAGGTTCATCTGCATCATCAAATGAGTTTACAACTGCTCTAACATACCTTGATATTGAATTGTAATTATTATTAAAACTTATGTTTATATAATCTCTTACAAGTTCGCCAATTTCTAAAGTAATATTATCATTACCTGTTATTCTACTTTTTGCTATTGTATATTGTGGTATTGTAGGTTGTTGTGTTTCTAAACCATCCCAAATATATAAATCTACTTCAACTCTTTTTAATCCCATAATTTTAAACTTGTAAAGCTACACCACCACCAAGTGCATCACATTTAACTATTTGTTCATCTCTTACTATTCCTGAATTATCAATTTTAATTACATTGTATGCACCCACAACTGTACCTATTGCAGATAAATTAAATGATGTGAATATTCCATAGTAAAGGTTTTTACCATCGTATGGTGTTCCTGCCGCACATATTTGTGAATTTAATAAATTGTTTATACTTGAACTTGTTGATGTTATTAATTCACCTGCACCATAAGTTGATGTACAATGTCCTTTTTTGGTAGACTTACCAATACTTATATAAAATTCATTTGTTCCACATACGCTAACGGTTGCAGGTTGTATTAATGTTACATTACATCCACCACTTATATCTTGTCCTGCATTTTGGTAACCACTTGGTATTGTAACTGGAAAGTTAACTGTTCTTGAAGTATCCACATCTACAATAGAAAATGGTGCAGAACTTGCAGGAGTTTTTACTGTTCCCTTTAATGCTGTTCCTGTAAAAATAGAACCGTTCCTTGCTATAGATTGACCAGTCAAACCTGCTAATGTACAGGTAAGTGTTGGTAAGGACGTTCCTTGTTGAACTAATGTTGCTTGACACTCTACAGTTGCACTACCATTAGAATACTGTGATGGTGCTGTTATGTTAAAAAATAATGTTACATTTTGTTCTGCTGTTCCTGTGTTAGCTGCTACACTTGTAATTGCTGAACCACCTGAAGTTGCCATTATCTTTGTTATAGTTCCTATTGTTGAAGGGTTTGTTATTACACCTGCTTGTGTAATTGAGCCGCCTTGCAGAGCAGGGTCACTTGGATAAGTACAGCTAAACGCTTGTGGTGTATCTGTTATTGTAACACTTATAGCCTGTGTTGCTTCACAAGTTGTTGGGTAACTTGCATCCCTTCCTATTGCATAAACAGTTGTTGCACCTGCTAGTACGTTTGAAGATAAAGTTAATACGCTACCACTTAATGCAGTAGTTACTAAAACTGGATTTATGTTTGATACAGCGTATGTGGTTTCATTATTAAAAAACCCTGCTAAATCAATATCAACACTAGATGCACCTACTGCAATTGATTGTGCTGAAATTGACCCTGATGTAGTTGGTCCACCTGAACATACCGTAGGCTGTACTACTGAACTTGTTACACCTTGTTGCGTTGCTGTTACAGGACATTCAAAAAATATATCACTTGTATTGGCGTAACCTGTAGGTATAAGTAATTTTACTTTTATTGTTCTTGAAGTATCAGTTGATTCACTTGGAAATTTATTATTTGCAAAATCACTATCATCACTTGTAATAGAATCTATAACACCTACAAGTGGTAAGGGCATAGTTATTATACCTTGATTGTCAACTTCAAAGCCTTTTAATTGTGCTATATTACAATCGTAATCAGGTAATGGGGGACTTGGTTCTACAAGGTGTAAATAAAATGGACTTCTTACGTTTATTTTTGTACTCATCTTAATCTATCTTCGTTAAATGTAAATGCTAAAAAATCTTCTATATCTAAACCAAAGTTTTTAATTAGTTCATCAGGTAGTTTTTTAAAGCCTTGTTCAAATGGTTTAGTAAAAAACAAAGATGGTTTTATTCCTTTTCTATATATGCTTCTTGCTATTAAAAACCCTATTGTATTGTAGTTACCTTTTTTATATTTGCCTTGTGCATCTCTTAATCTTATGTTTTTACTTTTTGCCCAAGCTGCTAATGGTTTTACTGGCGGCATTTTAGATTTATAAGAATAAGGTGTATCATATTTCTTTTGTGTACCGCTTACACCTTTGTCTTGAAATAATCCGTAATCTTCCATTTCAAAGTCTACATTGATTGAATTAGGCATTACCTTTACATTACCCTTCAAACTATTGTAAAGTTCTTTAGATACGTTCTTATTGCTTTTAGAAAGCCTTGTACGTGCTTGTTGTATTACAAAGTTTTTAAACGCTTCTAATGCTGCTTCTGTTTTCTTTAGTCGCATATTGTCATATCGTTTTGAATTAGCACATCAAAGGTTGCTGCCCACCCTGCTAACTTGTTTTCAAATCTATCTACAAATGGTTCACAGTTTACATCACCTTCTATTTGATATAGTTCTGTATATAAATCACCACGCTGTAATGTGTTTATTACTCTTGTTAGTAAAGCTAATTGTGTATTTAGCACATCTTGTTCATTATCGTTTCCTACAAATATATCAGTAGTAGCTTCTTTGCTAATGTCTACAATATCCATTGCAAGTATAGATACATTAAATGTAAGTGTTTTACTTCCTACAGTTGTGTTGTTTACTATAATATGAGATAAAGGGAATATCGTTTGCTTGTTTAAATCTACATCATCTAAACTTCCAAACGTAACTGTATTTACAAATGGTTCTGCAAGTAATGCATCTTTTAGTTTATCAGTTAAATTGTAAAATCCTTTCATCTACGTTTTATTAGTTGTTTTTCTAATTGTATCTTTTCTTTTTCAAATGCTAAATACATAAGGCAATGGTGTACGTTTAATTTAGTGACTGTGTTAAATTTGGTAACATCTTTTTGAGCGAGTCCATATAAGGATTGATACCATCCCCACTTAACCCCAAAGTTTGCTTCTGCTGTGTAGTTAGCTTCTTGTTCGTTTCTTTCTGTAAAAAGTTCAGGATAGTTTGTGTTAACTCGTTGCTTAAATGATAAAAAAAAACCATAGCAGAAAACACTACATCTAATGGTGCTTGTTTCATAGCTTCATCATTTACTATCCCTTTGTATTCTTCTATTTGGTATTTATGTCCTTTGCTAAATGTTACTGGTCTATATAAAATACTCATTGCTTTGTGCATTGTTTGCCAGTTACCAAGATTACCATCAAGGTCTATATATTCACCTAATGTCATATCATCAAGAACAGGAATGAAGCCTAACTTAACACCGCCTAATTCAAAGGTAGGTATCAAGTTGTGCTTTGTATCAAACACCTTGTTTAAGTGTAGTGCTATTTCCTGTACACTTTTGTATTTAATTGTAGCTACATCTTTTAAATTAAGGTTACAAAATATTTGAACCATCTTCTGTAGTAAAAATGCGGTGTCTTTATTTTCTTCTGTATTTACCTTTTCAAAATTTTGATATTGACCTAATGTTATTTCGTTTAGGGTATCAGGTACGTTTATTTCAATCTTCATATTAATACAATAAAATTATAGCTAAACTGTATAAATAGAAAAAGGGTCACATTACTGCAACCCTAATCCTACTAACAAAATGAAACGGACATTTAAAGCTGCCCAAACTATTCTTCTAATATAAATCTTTTATATGCGTATTGATATGCTTCTTCTATTTTATTTTCTAACTCTGTACTGTTTTGTTTATATGTAGTTCCATTACCTTCAACTCTGTTCTTACCTTTGTAATCTATATAAAGGGTAACATCTGAACCTTTATACGTTCCTTTTTTTATAGGCTTCTGCACTACATATATTTCTTCATACCAACACGCCTGTTTCATTTTATAATCCAAGTATCTTATCTGTTATTTCGTTTGCCCATAACATAAAGTATAAAAAGAAATACATTGATGCAATGGTTAATGCTGCAAAAGCTGCTCCACTTAATACAATCTTTGTTATCTGCTTTCTGTTTTCTTTAGCGGTTATTTGTTTAATAATAATATATTCTACTTTGTTTTCCATAATTATAATTTTAATTAAACTTTGTTTATACAAATATAAACATTTTTTTAACATACCAAATTAGTATATGAAATACTGCCCTTTGTTTGGGTTTTCTAATTGGTCTGTTAATACGTACCTTAAACTATCTATGCAATCTGGATGTTCCCCTGATGGCTTATTTAGGGTATTACCATCTTTATCTTTTGCCCATATGTAACCTTGTAGTTCTCTTTTTAAGTTCTTGCTTCTTGATGTAATGTATATTTCATTTTGGTTTATTAAATTAATTCCAAAGTTTACACTATCTCTACCTTTTGTACAAGGGTATATATTATGTCCATCTCTACGCAAAGTTTCTATACTTTTTGGTTCTGCTGAATCTGCAATCAAGTTTTCTTTAATGTTGTTTTGTCGTAAGAACAAAGACAAATCCCTTAATACTGTATTTGATTTATAAAACACCTCATCTGCAATATAGGCATTATTCCATTTATACAGAGATATTACTACCGTTGGGTCTGTGTATCCAAAATCAATTCCGTGTGCTAACAAACGTGCTTCTTGTGGTAGGTTATCTATTTCTTTCCAGTCAGGAATACACACACCTTCTAAAGAACCTGTTTCACCAAGTCCATATACACGCCACCAGTTTGCCCAATATGTAGATGTTTTACCCTTTTCCTTTGCTTTTTCTATTTCTTTTACAATAGTTTGGTCAAGTACTTCATTGTCTTTATATGTTAGGGTTACATAGTCTGCATCTTCTTGTCCTATTATTTCTTTGTCTACCCAAAACAAACTAGAAGGGTTATAATCTAACCATATATTACCACTTGTTCTAACTGCTAATTGATTGTAAGCATCAAAGGGTACATTATTACACTCGTTTATGTATAAGTCAGTTCTTCTTGCTCCACGTAGTTTATCACTTTGGTCTGTGCTAAAAAATTCTATATAACTATTATTTGTAAATGTGTACTTTAAAACGCTTTTATTTAGTTGGCTGTCATTATACCTGCCTAAACCCTTTAGGAGTTGGCAGAAGTCTTTAAAAGCACCCCTACGAAGGTGTGGTATCGATTCAGATACTACGCTTATTTCTTTACCTTCGTTTCTTATAGCATAGTCAATTAGGATAAGTAGAATACAAATAGTTTTTCCTGCTGATGTTCCGCCCTTTACTACTTTAATTCTTTTATCTAATTCTAATAACTTATTTAGTGCTTTGGTTCTTGCAACCTGCATCTATAAGAATATTGGTAAATCTTCGTTAATACTTATATCTTTAGTTTCACGTGGTTTTCCTGCATAGTAATTGTAGAACAACTGGACATATTTAAAATCTTTTTCTTCCAGTCCTTTCTTTAATGCATCAAACGCTAATGGTTCAAGTGGTGTTAACTTTTCAATCAATGCTACTTCTTCAGCTTTAGGTTTTCTTCCTGCTGATTTATTACCACCGTTAAATTTTCTTTTATCCATAATCAAAAAATATCATTATTGATTTACTATAACAATAAGATTTACATTGTTTTGTTAATAGAAAACTTTGTTTTCCTAAACTAAATCAAATTCACCCCTTAATATTCTTTTTGGTTCATAGTTGTTTAAACGTGATTTTAAGAAGTTATATTTGTTTACTAAAGCATTGTATTCTTTTTTATTTTTAGCTTTTAGCTTTTTGTATTCTATTTCATAAAAACCTTCTAACGATAAACTATCTTTAAATAATTCAGGGTTTAATTCAGTAGCGTGTTGTACTCTATCGTTTAAGGTATCGTAATCCTGCTTTAATTGTTTATCAAATAAAAACCAATCCTTAATCTTTCTATTAAAGTGCAATACTGTAGCGTGGTCTTTATTCATTGTCTTTCCTATTGCAGATGTACTCATCCTGCTATTGTCTCTTAATAGCTTAAAGTATATTGCTCTTGCTTCTACATATTCCCTTTTGCGAGTTATTGTATCTATTTTTATTTTATAGTAATCTTCTACTAAATCTTTAATCATTTTTTGTGTCATTTTCGTTTATTGTATTAATTATTTCCCTTATTGTCATATATCCTGATTCGTGTATTGCTTTTAGTATTCCTGCACAAGCTTCAAACTCATCAGATTTTTCGTATAAATCTATGGCTTCTTCAAGTTCTGCTATGTCTTTACCATTTACAATATCTACTAAAGCAAGTAAATAAAATTCTTCTATTAATCCTTTATTCAAAATATCTAAAAGTGCATTTTTCTTTTGGTACTCTATAAAATACATCAGTTCCAAAACGCTGTATTGTGTTAACTTCTTTTATTTCTTTATATTTTTCTTGATAAATAATATCACTTGTACAATATAAAAATGAATTGTTTTTTTTACACAACAAAAAATAATAAAATAATCCTTTATTAGAATATTTTTTTTTCCTACCTAAAAAAGAAACTGTATTAAATGGAAAACTATTTAAATCAGTAAAAAAAGTATTTTTAACTTCGGCTTCTATTCTATATTTTAACCCATCTTTATGTGCAATTATATCTATATCAAAATCTTCTTGGTTTTTTTCTTCTATAATAAAATTATTTTTTAATAAATATTTTTGTATTTTATTGATTGCAAATTTATCATTCTCATCATAACTATCTTTTCTAAAAATACCTGCTTTTGTTCTTTTCACAATATTCCTCTCATTACGTACTGGTCTAAATCATTGTCTTGTTCAAAGAAATATTTGTAATTGTCTACTGCTTGTATAAATTTCTTTTCACCTTTTGCTATAAATTCTTCAGTAGTTTCAAATATTCCTATGTCAGTACTTGCTTTGTCTATTACAAGAAATGTAAACTTCTTCTTGTTAAACAGTCTTAAATACATATAGGCTTGTAAGTCGTAACCATATTTGTCTGCACTATATCTAAATGAAGATAAGTCCGCAGTTGTCTTATAGTCTATGATTGTATCCCCTTGTATAATATCTGCTTTCCCACGAAAAGGTAAGCCTTGAAGCATAGCTATTTCTGGAACCTCAAATTCACTATTATTTAATAGTTGTAATGCACCTTCATTTCTTAATACAGCATCTGTTAAACGTTCTGCTGCATACTTTTCTTTAGCTAAAAATACTTCACCGTGCTGTTCTTTAGCTTCCTTGTAAATCTTTGTGTTCTTTGATGAAGCGTTTACAAAATACAATTTATCTATCTTGTGTGGTTCTAATATCATCCAATGTGCTAACTTACCTGCTG